ACTAGAGATGTTTAAAGAAAATCCAACAGCTACAAATCAAAATTACAATACATTGTTTACAGAAAAAGAAGTTAAAGAAATGTACAAACAGATGTATAGACAAACAGGATTACGATTTAGTTTATGGTATAGAAACAAATTTAAGTTATTTGTAGAAAAACAAATAACAGAATATGAAGCTGATAGATTATTAGATAGGGCTGAAGCTATGTCAAATTTATCACCTAGTGAACAAACAAATCTTGAATCAACTATCATAGAAGGTATGGATAGATATGCAGATAATAGAGAAGGTTATCTTGCACTTGTTAAAGAAGTTACAGCAGTTAATGGTGTGGCTATTGAAACATTAAGAAATGTAATTACTAAGTTTGTTGAAGATGAAGATTTTATGAGTTTAGGTTTAGAACAAAGAACTACAATTTTAATGAAAGAATTAAAGTTCAAATCAAGATGGATGGCACGTAGAATAGTACAAACAGAAACAACTGGTGCTGCTAACTTTGCTATATCTGATGCAGCTAGTGATTTGTTTGGTGAAGATAATTTAGTTAAAGAATGGATTGCAGGTGGTCGTAACATTAGAGATACACACGCAATTGCTTCTAGTCAATATCAAAGTAAACCAATACCAGTAAAGGATGCTTATCAAGTAGGTGGTTCTTTGTTAATGTTTCCAGGTGATACTGCTTTAGGTGCAAGAGCAAGTGAAGTTGTGAACTGCAAATGTGTGTCAATACCATTTGTTGATATAGACTAAAAAACATTAATCAAAAATTTATATTAATTTTGAAAAAAAATAAAATGTTATGAATGGTATAATTTTTAAACAAGGTGAACTAAAAGATGTAGATGATAATTTAGGAATTGTTTCTGGGTATGGTAGTATATTTGGAAATTTAGATTCTGATAATGATATAATTGTAAAGGGTGCATATAAAAGAACAATCAAAAATAATGGTAAAAGAGTAAAGTATATTTACAACCATCAGATTGATAAACCTATTGGAAAGATGAAAGAATTGTATGAAGATGAAAAGGGTTTAAAATTTGTTGCAGAAATTCCTAAAACTACTTTTGGAAAAGAAGTTTTAGAATTGATGAAGTATGGTGTGATAGATGAAAATTCTGTAGGCATAATGCCAATCAAAAAAGATTATAATGATGATGGTGTAAGAACCATTAAAGAAGTAAAACTTTATGAAATAAGTGCTGTAACATTAGCTGCAAATGACCAAGCTAAAATCCTAGAAGTTAAAGCAAGTAAAAAAGATAGTGAGTTCATCACAAAGAGATTTAACAGTTTAATTAAGTTTATTAAGAACGCTGAAGGCGTTACTGATGAACTAGGTTTTTCTGTTGAATATGAATTGGAATTGTTAAAATCTTTGATTGCTCGTGGTAATACACACCAATCTGAAGAAAAGACTCGTGGTAAAACACACTCTGAATCTAACAAAGAAAAAACAAAGACTGATTCAATTTATAAATATATGTTAAACAAGTTTTAAATTTTTTTTAATAATGGAAGAAAACAAAACAAAACAAGAATTAGATGCTTTATGTGAAAAGATTGATTCTAAACTAGAGCAATCTGCTCAACAAGTTAAGGACAATTTGAAGCACGAAGTTGATAGTTTTAAGTCTAATGAAATCAAGGATTTACTAGACAAACACAAAAACGTAGTTGATAGATTGGATAGCATTGAAGTTGAAAATAAAAAACCAACTTCTGAGCCAGTCTATAGAACTAAAAATGAGGCTTTTTCTGATGCACTTAGTAAAAGTGAATCATTTAAAGCAATGAAAGATGGTTCAAGAGCAAATGCTTCTTTAGAAATAAAAGCTGATGTTCTTATTTCATCTGATTTTTCTGGTGCAAACTCTGCAAGAGATGCTACTGGAGTTATGAGGGTAGATGGTATTAAACGTGACCCAAGTAATATAACTAATATGATGGGAATTATCCCAGTTGGTAATACTGATTCTAATGTAATTAGATTTGTAAAAGAATCGGCATACACTAACAATGCAGCTAATACTGCTGAAGGTGCAGCACCAACTGATTCAGAATTTGAATTAACTGCTGAAGATGCAGTTGTACAAAAAACAACTGCTATTATGACAATCTCACAAGAGATGCTTGACGATACGCCAGGTCTTTCTTCGTACTTGTCACAAAGAGTTCCTGCTAAAATTAATACTGTAATTGATGACCAATTAATTGGTGGTTCAGGCAGTTCTCCTAATTTATTAGGTATATTAAATGGTGGTACTGCTTTTGCTGCAGGTGGATTTGCTAATGCTATTGAATCAGCACAAGAACTTGATGTTCTTTATGTTGCAATGAATCAATTAGCTGTTGCTAATTTTGCTGCTAATGGAATCGTTTTAAACCCAACTGATTTCCATAAGATTGCATTACTGAAGGATACAACTAATGAGTATTTGAGAGGAAATTCTCTTATCTCTGCTGATGGATTCTTTAGAATCAATGGTGTACCAGTTTATATGAACAATAAATTATCAGCAGGTAACTTTATCGTAGGTGATTTCTCACAAGGAAGTCAAGTATGGCAAAGAGAAGGATTAAGAGTTGATTTTGGATATGAGAATGACGATAACTTCTCAAAGTATTTAGTGTCAGTAAGAGGAATTGCAAGAATTGCACATTCAGTTTATTTACCTAATGCTTATAGTAGAGGTTCATTCGCAACTGCAAAAACTGCTTTAGAAACTGCATAATAGTTTTTAGGCATAAGTGATTAAAAGGGCAACTACATTAGTTGCTCTTTTTTTTTATATTTACATTAAATTAAATTTTACAATTATGAAAATAAAATTAAATACAGAAATAGAAAGAGATGGCAAGGTGTATAAGTCTGGGGATATAATTGATATACCAGAATTGAACGTGCCTAAATTTATTGCTAATGGATGGGGTGAGCCTATTGAAGAAAAGAAGGCTAAGAAGAAAGAAGAAAAAGCAGTAAAAGAAACTAAACAAAACAAAGACAATAAAGAAACAAAATAATGATTAGTGTACAAATTGATTCGGTTACTGGTAGTGAGATTGTACCAACATCAGAATTAAAATCTTATGCAAGGATTGAAACCTCTGATGATGATACAGTTATAGCTGAAATGATTAAGGCTGCAAGAAAGAAATGTGAAGCATTTATCAATAGAGATATTGTAGCTAAAACTAGAAGTTTGTTTATAAGCAACCTAAAACCTTCTGGTGAATACGGTGATTTATATAGAAAAAAAGCTAAAATAGTTTTGCCATTTGCACCAATAACTGCGATAACATCTGTACAAACACAGG